AATATAGATGAAACTAATTATAAAGCTGAACCTGTAGCAGAACCTAATTCTTTAGCTGAACCTGTAGCAGAACCTAATTCTTTAGCTGAACACAATTCTTTAGCTGAACCTGTAGCCGAACCTAATTCTTTAGCTGAACCTAATTCTTTAGCTGAACCTGTAGCAGAACCTAATTCTTTAGCCGAACCTAATTCTTTAGCCGAACCTTTAGCTGAACCTTTAGCTGAACCTGTTGCTGACGCTGAAGCTAAAATAGAAACTGTTGCTGACGCTGAAGCTAAAGTTGAACCTAAAGTTGAACCTAAAGTTGAACCTAAAGTTGAACCTAAAGTTGAACCTAATATTGAATTAAAAATAGAATCAGCTAAAGAAGGTTTAAGTGATGAAGAAATTGAAGTTGAAAATGTTATAAATAATGAAGTAAATGGTTTAAAATTAGATTCATTAGATAATAATGATTTAAAAATAGAAACATTAAATTTAAATATGGATGATGATTTATCTAATTTAGAGGAAGTTTATATGAATCCTACAGATTCGTCAACTGTTATTTTAGAAGAACCTAATAATATTATAGAGCCTATTAAAATGAAATCTGTCGAAGCCGTAGAACCAGTTATAATTCCTGACAATAATGAAAATAAAATTAAAACAGTTTATATTGATACTAATGAAAAGAAAAAAAAAACGTCATTTAATGAAACCGATATTGAAATAAATTACAATGATAGTGAAGATGATAGTTATAAATCAAGAAAATATTCTAAAAAAGATTTTAATTTTTTTGAATGACAAAAGTTTTTAGAATAAGTCAATATTCTAAAATAAGTAAGTATAAAATAATAAAAAATTATATTAAAAAATTCTATAAATGGGTGTTAGTGAATATGTAAATAAAGTTTTAGATAATAATTATTTATTAGCAATAGCAGTGTCTGTTATATGTACTATACTATTTTATTTAGAAAATAGAAGAGCAAAACATAAATATGAAAATGTGTCTTATTTAAAACTAATTGTAATTAATGCAATAGCAATTATTGGAGTTTTATTTCTAAAAAATAAAAAACTACCAGTGAAAACATCAGATGCTAATGTTAAATTAGAAATAGGCGAACCTAATTTTTAAAAATATTTTTTATTATTATATGATAAATAAAGATATAGTTTATATTGTGTGTTTTATATTAATTGTTATAAATTGTTTAATTTATAATTATGATGTTCCTGAATTCCTTGAATCTAACATATTTAAATTAATATTATTGATTTTAATTCTTATAATGGCAAATAAAAATATTTATATAGGATTCTTTTTAGGTATTACATTTTTATCATTAAATCAATAATTATAGATATATTCATTAGCATTAATACTATCTTTTTCTACAATAAATTCTTTAAATATTAATTTATTTATTTGATTCTTTGGAACAGCCGATTTAACATTTTTAGCAATAATTTTATATAAATTAAAATCATCATTCAGTTCCATTAGGAAATTACCGTATTTATCACTACACCATAGTTTTAATAGTCGGTATATATCACTATCTTCTTCAAAATGTTCAATAATTGTTGTTGCAAGCCGTGATAGATCAAAACTTTTATTTGGTTTTATTTTACATTTATCTAAATTATTTAGATATGGATAATTGTATTGTCCTTCAGCTTCGCCATTTTTCTTAAATACATCACTAAAAAACAATTTCTTTTTGTAGTTAAAAGTGGCACGACCAAAATCTATAATTTTAGATATTTTTCCAAAGGTTGGTATTTTAAAGTAGGTTCCTTTAAAATTGTAGTATAAATATTCTAATTGTGTTTCTTTAAACATGATATTACTAGAATGTAAATCATTGTGGACGAAATCATATTGTTTTTGAGCAACAGATAATCCAAAACATACTTGAAATAATATAGATTTCCATTCTGTTTCAGGTATATTATTTTCCACTTTTTCTATATAATTATCGAGTGTACCATCCAACATTTCGATACAATTTATTTGAACAGGATAATCTTTTATACAACAATAGTTTATTTCATATATATCACAACTTGATAAAGATAAATCACTATCTGAATTTATTGATATATTATCTAAATTACCTAAATTTACAGAAATATCACTGTCATATGATCCTGATTCATCTGTCCCTGATTCATCACTATTTAATTCATTATTTGATTCTTCTACAGAACTATTAGGTTTTTCTAATTCATCATCAGACTTATATATTTCTAAAAAATCATCATTATTTAATAAATGTGTAATATCTTGACAATCATCATCTATAGTTACTATTTTTTTTAATGAATCATTTTCTGGTCTCTCAGGTCTTTCTAAATCTACACTATGAATTGTAAATTTATTATTATTATATTTTTTATACCATGAGGTGTTTTTTATAGAACTATATTCTTCAGTAATATCATATTTAAATTCGTCTGCAACACCAGTAAATGTTCCAAAAAAGAGTGGAAATGATGGACATTTACCAGATTCAGTTAATCGGCTTCCTAAATATGAGAAAAATGAATCAATATAAGCACTATTATTATAATTATTTATTTTCTTACTAGTAAGACTTGCGTGTATATTTGGAAGCCGGTTATTATGTTCTAAATTATATTCATTCATCATTGCCTGAGATATGTTAATTAAGGGTAGAATTTTAACAAAAATATTTTTTTCTATTGTTTCATTATTATTTTGATTTAATATAGATGCTTTGAAAAAATGTTTAATATAACTGTCACTTTTTATTTGTTCTATAGGTTCTAATAATGATTTAACAATAAAATTAGAATTTAATATAAAACTAGTATCAGAATCATTATAAAATTCAAAAAATAAAGCTAATATAGGGAAATATGTTTGAATATCTGTTATATTTAAGTTCTCTTTAAAATCATCTTTAAGTTTTGTTAATATATCATTATGAATTTTTATACATTTAGTATTATGACTCATTATAGAATTTAATAATTAAAAATCTTTAAATATTTTTATGTATAGTTATATCTAACATTAAATAAAAAGTTGCGTACAGTTATATCTAAAAAAAAATAATATTTATATTAATGAATTTGGCTCTAAAAAAATTTAATATAAACGATATTAAATCAGACAAGGTATGTGTATTTATCGGGAAACGTGAAACAGGTAAAAGTTTCTTAGTTAAAGATTTACTATATTATCATAAGAAAATACCTATAGGAACTGTAATTTCAGGTACGGAAGCAGCTAATTCATTTTATGGTAATATTGTTCCAAACCTATTTATACATGAAGCATATACACCTGAAATAATAAATAATACATTGCGAAGGCAAAAAATGGTAATTAAAAAAATACAAAAAGAAAATAGTAATTATGGAAAATCTAATATTGATCCCGATGCGTTTCTCATTTTAGATGATTGTTTGTATGACCAAAGTTGGATACGCGACCCAAATATTAGGAGTTTATTTATGAATGGTCGGCATTATAAAATTCTATTTATAATTACAATGCAGTATGCACTCGGCATTCCACCAAGTTTAAGAACAAATATAGACTATGTTTTTATTCTTCGTGAAAATTATGTTTCTAATAGAAAAAGATTGTATGAACATTATGCAGGTATGTTTCCTACATTTGAAATATTCTGTCAAGTAATGGACCAATGTACCGAAGATTACAATTGTTTAGTTATAAATAATAATGCTAAAAGTAATAAATTAGAAGACCAAGTATTTTGGTATAAAGCCGATGCACATCCAGATTTTAAAATTGGAGCTCCTGAATTCTGGCAACACCATAATTCTAATTTTAATGATAATTATGATTTAGATGATGAATGTGAAGATTTTGTCGCTCCAAAAAAAAGAGGCCCAACTATAAATGTAAAGAAAACAAATTATTAAATAGATTTAAGTTTAATTTACTTATATTTAATTAAATAATGAACAAAGAAAAGAAAGTAAGCAAAACATATTTAATACGAGTATTAGAAGCATTATATGTATCACCGGAAGAACATATGACATGGAATGATTTATATGATTTAGTTTATAATAATTGGGATGATTCTAAAGATTTTCATAGAGATCAACTCATTAAAAATGGCATTATAAGAGGTATTAATAAAAATAAAATAGAGAAAATAGAAGTTCCTGATATAAAAACAAAATATTTAGGCCATAATTATAAACTTATATTAAATTAGTATTATTTCTTACATCATTAGCATTAAACATATAGCTAAATTGTTCATCTAAATTATTATATTCTAATTGATCATACACATTTCTTGGAACAAATCTGTATTCAACTTCTGTTTTGATTTCTTTAGATTTAAAGTATAATTCTAAGTATCCGGATACTAATAATATTATACCGACTAATAATATAAATAATACTATTATCTTCATATAATAATAAGTATATTAAAATTTTGTAAAATAGCGTTGAAGCGATATTTTTTTTACTGACTCAATTCCTTCTATTTCAGGAACATAATTAATATTTAGTGTAGATTTTTCAAATGTATCTCTAAAATTAGTATAAACATTACCATACTTAAATTGATTATCTATTGTTTCTGGTAAAAGTAAATACTTTATATCTTTTTGTATTTTGTCTGTATAATATTTATTATATGAATAATTATATGTTATCCATAAAATAATTAAAAAAAAAAGTAAAATAAATAGTGATTTCATATAATTATTATATAGTTTTTATTTTTGTTTCATCGCTTGTTGCATTTCCTTCTAAGCCTTCTTCGGCAGCAGCACTCTCTTCTCCAACACCTTCAATAGTAGCAACACCTTCTTCTCCAACACCTTCAATAGTAGCAACACCTTCTTCTCCAACACCTTCAATAGTAGCAACACCTTCTTCTACAGAAGCAGATTCTTCTACAGAAGCAGATTCTTCTACAGAAGCAGATTCTTCTACAGAAGCAGATTCTTTAGAAGATTTAAATTTACTGGTCATCCATGGATCAGGTTCATCTAATACTTCTTCAATTTTATTAGATTCAGCTTCCAATCGTTCTCTTTCAGCATCCTTAAGTTTTTCTCGTTTTTGATCTTCATAAAAAATATCTCTATTAATTTCATTCTTTTTATATTCTTGCATAAGTGTATTGAGTTCACCTTCAAGGTATTCTTCATCTTGAACTTGATCTGCATTAGGGTCCCACGGTAACCAATAACCTACTTGCCCAACGAAAACATGGAATGATCTATCTGTTCGTTGGAGAGCTTTAGCTCTTCTTTCAGCTTGGTCATAACTATCATAACATCCACGTACCTTTACACCACGAATACTTGTTTTTTTATCTGACACTTTTTCAAAAGCTGTATTAAGTTCATCGTTAAATTTATATTTAAAATCATCGTATTTACTTTTGAATTCAGTATAAGTATATTTCATTTCAAGTCTAAGTTTTTCAACAATATCTCTTTCTATTTTATTTTTAATATCATCAGAACATTTCTTTATGACTTCTCCAACTTGATTCTCTAATTCACCACATCGCTGATTCATAAATTTATTAAAAAGAAACAATTCCTTCTGTTTCATTAATTCGTCAGGTGATACAAATGAAATACAAGTATAGTTTTGTCCTGGTATTGGTTTGTCAACATCTAAATAATCTACTTTATCCATTTTATAGAATTAATAAATTTAATAAACTTTAAATAGTTTAATTAAAAATATTATAATATATTAATGACAAATATTAGAGAAGTTTTGCGACGATTAGTTAAATATTTAATATTAGTTTTAATAGTAGCATTTGCATGCTTCACATTAATTAAAAATAAATTAAGCAATTATGAAATAATGTTAATATCACTAACTGCAGGTATGATTTATAATATATTAGATTTAGTATCACCATCAATTCAATTAAAAATAGATAAAAATTGTGGTGCCTAAAAAGTATAGTTAATTAACTAAACAAATCATCTATATTTTCTTCATTTATATGTTCAGGACTATCATCCACAGGTTCTGAACTACCTTTTAACTCTTTAGTTTTTTTTTTCTTTTTAAGAAAGAATATTTTTTTACGTGTATCTTTATCAACAAAGGGTCTGATAATTGCATACAATGATTTTATCATAATAGTAGCATTTTTAACATAAATAATATCTAAATTATCAGGATATTTTTCTTGACAATAATGAATCATCATTTTAACAAAATCTAAATCTAATTCTCTTAATTTATAATCTTTTAAATCAACATATGTTTCTAATGTAATAATATTCATATGTTTATTTCTTAATTCAATTGTTTTTTCTATTATAGCAAATATATATTTAATTATTTCTTCATAATTCTTACTTTTTTTAAAATATTTAATTACGACATTCAATCGTAATTTTTTATCTATAAACATAAATTTTTCTTTATCTTGGTCCATTTAATTATTTTATAATAAAAAAAAAACAAATTATATACTCGGTATATATTCCCATCTTAATTCTGTACATATTTTTTTCCAAATTACGTCTTGTTGATGTAATTTTTCACGACTCTTAAGCAATACAAAACATGGTATAAATTCATCTAATTCTAGCAATTGTACAAATTTATGTAATATATAGGAATATGACAAAAAATTCTTACGTTCACTTGGACAATGATTTTGGAAGGGTATCTGAATTTCTTTAAACATCCGTCTAAGCTCCTCTTCTGTTTTACGTGTCATTATAGGTGGTGGTATACCATTTAATTTATTTATAATATGTGGAATATGTTCATAATATTTATTTTTCTTTAACTTTTTTAATATTTCTCTAAGTTTTGGTTGTGTTAAATTATTTATATTAATAATACGTTCTTTTTTAAGTTCAACTAAAATTTCATCATAAATTTCTTTTGGTATATCTGTAGATTCTTTTGCTTGAAATTGTGCTAACCATTCATTAAAATGATTAATCCGTTTGTAAGCAAAATAGCTTATTTCTCGTGGTGGGTCT